TGAGCTGAACGAAGGCCAAAACTGGAACTTCGTAACGAATAGCAAAGTTATGAAGGGATGTCATCAGAAATCCTAGCAGTTGATATTCTTTCAGATCCCCCTTGACATCTGCCGCTTCCATGATCTTAAGATAGTCGTATACAATTACGCAATCATTGGCTTTGCCCTCAGCGTTAAGACCCACCTCCTTAGCAAGCCATCTTCTCATGATAGAGAGCTGATCCTCAAAGGGCTTTCCTCCAATAGATTTATGATAATAAGGAATGTCTTTGACCTGTTTAGCAACATCACGGATTTTTTGATTTTTATAGCTGTTATCCGCAAATTTTCCAGTCTCAATGTCGTTGATAGCTACTTCTGTCAACATGGCAATTCCACGATCTTGATGGTCTTGTAGCATCATTTCTGTATCTAAATTTAAAACTGGAATACCTAGCTTATGAGCCATATAGATACCGGCATTTTCTGCAAAGAGTGTTTTCCCTGTCTTAGGACGTGCTCCAATTACATTAACGGTTCCCTTACGCAGCCCTCCTCCAATAGCAAAGTCGTATCGACTGAAGCCGGTTGGAATACCTACCTGATCCAGTGGATTAGCAGATAAATCATCAAGGCGACTTTCAACATCGGCAAAAACTTTTTGAGGAGCGTCATCGTTATCATTAAGGAGTGATGTAAAATCAAAAATAGACTCCTCTGCAATTCCTAAAATTTGAGATACGGGCTCGTCTCCTTTGACGTGAGAATATTTCTCTTTCGTAGACTCCAGCTGTTCATACATCATGCGTGCTATTTGAAGCTTACGTACTTTTGCTGCCATTTTGCGCACGTTATCCGGTAATACCGGGAAATTCATAATGGCCGAAAGATGCTGAACCTCTTGCCTATTGGAGACGAGATCGTGCAGCCCTATCTCTTTGGCAGCCGACAGAATTATCGGAAGATCTATAGAAGTATTGCTATCCTTATCCATTATATGTTTTAAACAAGAATAAATCATGCAGTTGGAATCTATGGTAAAACTATTGGCATCAATTAAATCAGCAACGTCGTAGTAAGCCTCTGAGCCATATCGACAGACCCCGGCAAGGATCGCTCGTTCAGCAGGCGCATCAGATAACATCATTAGTTCTGTTCCTCACGTAGTTTTTTCCACTGCCTATATCGTTGTCGATAAAAAGAATCAAAGTACGCTTCGTTAGGAGGGTCCATCTTAGGCATGTTTTCAACGACGTATGAGAATTCTTGCCAGCATTCTTCACATGCGACATTTGGAGGCCTTCCATCACGCCCCTGTGGGTGGGTAATGTAATGATTGGTTTTAGCAGCTAAATTCATATTGGCACGGTTGGTAAAAGCAGCTGCGGAAAGTAGATTGTATATAGCTTCTAATTCTTCTGTTGCTACCCCTTCTATTACTTCAGCTTTCAAAGCAGCTATCTCAATTTCTCTCTGAGCACGACCATAGGAATAGCTTATAAAGGCTGTTGCAAACATCACCCCTATCACTACGAACGATTGTAAAAATTTTTTGTACACCTTAACCATTTTTGTCCACTCAATCATAGATTCTCCTTTTTAACCTGCGCTACAGGAACATGAGTTACATTTAAAACGACCTCTCTCGGGAGGAAGTAAGGCTGGCGAAATCTCAAAAGTTTTTCCGCATGACATACATTTAATAGATGCCTTTTGGAATTGAGGGGACTTTGGTATTATACTGCCGCCTTTCGGTTTGTCAAGCTCCATCTTTTTATCAAACTTGGAAGCTTCTTCTATTTCTCTCATTTCCTCGTGAGATAGTTGAATCCCATCCATGAAGCCGGATTGCTGAGCCTCGGGTGATTTTGATTTCCTTTTTCTTTTACGAGTCCCCCGTCCGCGTTTCCTATTATTAGACTTATTGGAAATTTGCGCCAGCAGCTTTCCCAAGGAGGCTATTTCTTCTGGCGATAAATTTTCCAGCATTTCACGAAGATCATTTTTATTGCCCATGTTTAAAAGCCTTTGATTTTTGAACGCTAAGAAAAATATCACTAATATTTTTAATTGAAGACGCTAAATAGGTTAGGCGATCTCCTCTTTGTTGGGCATATCTTTTTATTTGCTGCACCTTGGTTGCATAGGTATCTTCTTTAATAGCTTGATTAAATTGGCTTTCCCACGATCCTTTATACTGCTGTTCTCTTCCAGCTAGACTGCTGCGTAATATATGATCTGCCCAGTTGACGCGAGCGATTTCACGATTGTAGCTTCTCTGTAAATGAAAAGACAAAGAGGCCAATAGAAGAGCCGCTTCCGCGCAATGCTCTGGAGTTAATTTTTCTATCTGGTTTCGCGAAAGCTGTAGGTATTGCTGAATAGAATCATCGTAAAATTCTTTTTTATAAGGAGGAATGCCTAATTCGGATTCGTAGGAATCTAGAATAGAATCGAGTTTCTCTAGACGTTCTTTTACTGGATTCTCGCTAGCCATTGTTCTTTATTCTCATTAAAAGGGAGTTCTATATAATTAAGATTGTTCAAGACGCACCATTCTTGTAGCTCTCTGTCTCTCTTTTTTTGATTTATGAAGTCTTGAGCGCATGTATGATATAAACTATTAAAACTGTAGTGCTGCGCGCCATGCACTTCAATAACGGTTTTAATAGTGTTGATGTAAAAGTCGAGAAACACCTTTTTATTGTACCTTAATCTTACAGAGACCTCTTCACACAGTAGGAGTGTTGGATAGGTCTCTTGCAATAAAGACCGGGCAGTTAAATGAATCTGTGAACGAGGGCGTGCATTCGTGCCTCGTACCGAGCTAGAAGATATCTTCCATTTATAGATATTACCATCTAAATCTTTAACCTTCATTCTTTTTCGGTTGCTGAGGAGTAGGTATTAAAATAGGAAAGGTTTTTGAATCTTCAGTTAAGGATTTTTCTTCCCCTTTAGCCATAGCTCCTTGACTAGAGCCCTCAATAGGTAACTTGAGAATATTGTCATAGGATGGAGTGGCTTCCCCTTCATCAAGAGCCCACAACACCCCTTGTTCTCGTGCCCATTTTCTCATTCTTCTAACGGGTACAATAAAATTGAACGTTTCGCCCGCTCCTCGTACAAGCATTCCAACATACTTTCCGGAGTCGTCACCTCCTCGTTCGGTAAGAAACACGCCGCCTCCTGAGGAGCCCGGAAAGGCCGTTACAGTGGTTTGATCAAAAATAACGCCATCTCCATTGCCCAAGTTTAAAACACGCCCAATCTGGGACATAATTCCTCGCGTCATGGAGTTAGAACCTTGCTGTCCCAGTAATGAGCCTACATGATATAGCTCTTTACCGATAGCAACCGGCTCGTCACTTGCCAAAAAGACAGCGTTTTTATCAACAAAATTCTTTTTCCTTACCATAAGGAGAGCTAAATCTTCTCCATTTTCAGAATCTGAAAATTTTAGTACCTTGGCGTCCATTTTAAGCTCACCCACTCTTCGACCTTGCTCTACTAGCTCTTGAACAATTTGAGCATCCTTAAACTCTACTACTTGTCGGGGCATTCCGTTACGTATAATTGTTCTTACCGAACGCAAGTTGCTAATAACATGACCTGCGGTCCACACAAAATTAATTTTCTCGACATTATTCCCTTGTGTTTTTACATTTCTGGTAATCAAAACTCCCGAACCCTCACTCCTCCCTGCTTTAATAGTAACGGAAACGTCTTGTAGCTGTTGTGCCAAGTCTTGAGCCAAGACTAGAGACGCCATCATCAACCATACCGCAACACTCAAAAAAGTCTTTTTCATAATAATTTACCTTTCAATTCCTACCATAGAAAAAATGTTGTTTTCAAATTCCGTGTACTGATCCGGATTCTCTTCCAAATGTTTTGCTAAGTTAACTTTACCTTGTATCTTTTTTTCATCAGGAAGCATAAGCCACGTACCACTTTTTTTTACAAGGTCAAAGTCTATCATAAGATCTGCTAGCTCCATCTCCTTCCATATTCCCCTCCCATATTTGATATGGCTAGCAATCTTCTGGCCCGGTGGGCCGATAGCTGAAGTCACCACCTGCCAATGAACTGTTTGACCAACTTGAGATTCTCCTTGTAGAATAGGTGTCATATGACTTGCATGTAATTTAACATCAACTTGATATTTTAAAGCAGTTCCAGATTTTTCTACGCGAGCTTTCCCTCTTCCAAACGTTGAAATATTAGCCATGAGGTGTGTGATTCCTACCACCGTAACCTTATTGATGGGAAGGGCCGGGGCAATACGTCTACAAAATTTGGCTAGTATCTTTTGGACCGTCATTACCTGATGGTCGGCTAAGTCGGATGTAAGTTCGTTTTCGCTAGCCAACGCAGAAAAGGAATCGATAACGCATACAGAGTCAGGACATTGAGCAATCAGTTCGTCAAAAATACTCAAATACTTTTCAGCTGACAAAATATTTCCTCGCTCAGATTGAATGAGTTTCATTTTTGTTGGGTCGGTGTCTAATTCTTTAATACCTTTCATATCACGACCGCGAAGCCTTCCTTCTACATTTCCATAGTAAATTTTACGATCAAACTTTTGAGCATTGGCACAAAAGGTTAGCGCAGTCACCGTTTTGCCAACCTTCTCTGGTCCGGTGAGTATAAATAAGGAGCCCTCCGGAACTCCCCCTCCCAATGCTATGTCGATTTTAGGACTCACAGAGATAATGCTTAACTCTTGGTCTAAAATAGAAGC